AATAGTGAATATCGCGATCAATGCCGTGATCGCCGCAATCACCGCCGCGATCGGATTCGCCGCCAATGCACCATTTACCGCAAGGATCGCGCCCTTGACGGCCGGAAGAATGGTCAAGATCGTTTGAACCGCCCCGATCAGCTTCGCAAGGACGATCAAAAGAGGTCCGATCGTCGCCGCGATCAATGCAATCTTGACGATCATTTCCTGTTGTTGCGGTGACAGATTCTTATACCAATTCGAAAGACCCTTGAATAAATCTGTCAGCTTCTGAAGAACCGGCGAAAGAACCGTTCCGATCGTTCCGCCCAATTCCGCCCCGGTCAGTTTCAGATTATTGAATGCGATTTTCGCATCGTCCGCCGAATCTTGCGTTGCCCCGAATGTTTCATCGACAACGCCCGAAAAATCAGAAAGAGATCCGGAAAGATCATCCACGGATAACCGTCCGTCCCGGATCGCTTGCGTCATTTCCGGCGCGCCTTTTTTGCCGAACAATTCGGTTGCTAATTGCAACGCCTCGGTTTCCGTCGATGCGTTCTTGATCGCGACGATCTGTTCATTCAATGCCGTTTCCGCATCCTTGCCGCTTTTGGTCGCGTTCTGGACGACTTTTGAAAATGCCGTCATCGCCGTTGATGTATCAACACCGGACGACTCCATTTGTGCCAGAAGGTTGACCGATTCCGTCAGATCAAGTCCCATTTCCTGAAGGGCCGCGCCGTTACTTTCAAGACTTGACTCTAATGTATCAATACTTATTCCGGACGTTTGACCGACGCGAGCCAATAGACCGAGGACGTTTTTCGTCTGATTCGCATCGACGCCGAATTTCGTCATGATCTTGTCAACGGAAGCGACGGAAGATTCGACATCCGCCCCGGTTACGTTGCTGAATTTTAGAAAATCCCTTGTCAGATCTTCAAGATCCTGTCCTGTCAGACCGAATCTTGTGTTCACTTCGCCGACCGCTTTTCCAACCTCGTCGATATCCATCGGCATGGATCCGAATACATTTTTTGCGACATCTTCAAGACCGGACAATTCTTCGCCGGTCGCGCCTGTTTTCCTCGCGATCTCGTCAAGACCGTTGTCAACCTCATTAAATGCCGCATACGATGCGGCGCCGACCGCCGCGATCGGGGCCGTGACGTTCTTTGAAAGTGATTTTCCGACTTCCTCGGTTTTCTTGCTGATCGCGCCGAGTTTATCAGCGACTTTCGGAAGGTTTGACATCGCGGATCCGGTGTCTTTCGCCGCTTTTTCAAGGTTCTTCAGACTTGATTCGGTTTCGGCGATCTCGCGTTGTAGGGCGTCATAGTCCTTTTGGGACATCGTCCCATCTTTCAACGCCTGATCCGCTTGTTCGGCTGCCGATTTCAGGGTTTCCAACTTCTCTTTGGTCAATCCGATGGATTCACCGAGCATTCGTTGTTTTTGCGCTAGTAGTTCTGTATTTTTCGGGTCGAGTTTCAAAAGTTTGTCAACGTCTCTTAACTGGCTTTGAACGCTTCGCAACTCTTTATCGACCGAGCCGATTGCCTTTTGTAGATTAGTGGTATCACCGTTGAATTCGAGTGTGATTCCCTTTATACGGTTGCCGGCCATCTTTTAACCTCCCATTTCTCCGAACGCGTCGAAATCGTCCTGATCCGCGAGAATCGGATAATTATAGTCATCGTTCGCGGACTCAATGAACATATCGTCCACCATGCCGATGGTCAGATAATCAAGATCAGAAATCGCGATCCCGATCTGAACGCATCGAAGCATGAAAAGGGCGGTTGTCATTTGCCGGTCACGTTGTCGAAGTTTTTTTTAGATTCGTTGATCTGTTCCGTGTTCATGCCCCAAAGGTCAAGTAACTGCGGAAAGATCATATATATTGAGAATGTCTGAAACTGATCGAGCCATTCGTCGGCCGTGTTCGGAACATTGTCCGGGTCGCCGTATTTTGCCATCATGTACGCGACATTCTCGAAGATTTCCAACGAAGAAATATCCAGGAATGAAACACTGATCGAACCGTCATCTTTCCATTCCCTACCCTCGGCGATCGCCGCGGCCTTTTCTCTTTCTTTTGCTTTTTCAAGATCCTTCATCAAAATTGACATATCCTGAAAAATATCACGGCGGAATTTGATCCGGTACATTCTCGGAACCGCCGCGGACGCCTTGAACGTGACGTCCTTTCCGTCGATCTGAATAGTTTTTGTTACTGACATTTTGATATCTCCTTTATAAAAAAGGGATGACCGGAAAGATCCCGGTCATCCCATCATGAACAACAATTCGCCTTTTAAGGTCCCGGCGGCGTAAATGTCGGAACCGGTACATTCGTGTACCATGCAGCAACAACTTCCGCATCGGTTGTCGGCTTTGTCTGGATGTGAACATACTGATCCGCATCCGCACGCGGAACCGCGGTCAATGTGACGGTTTCGTTCTGCGGTTCGATGGATCCGTTCTCGCCGGTTGTCTGCGATGCAATAGAAGGGCGAGAAAGTGAAACTTTATAAAGACAATGTTTCGTCGCTTTCACGTCCCCCTTGAATTCGAACATCATCGCGATGTATGTCACATTCGAGAAAGACTCGGAATCTTCAACCAGAATTCCATCGTCATCCGTCTTGTAACCGAGAACCGCGGTTCTCACCTCATCCGGGATCAGCGCGCATTCCAGATCGCCCTCGTATCCGCCTTGACCGAATGTAATGAAGTAGTCGGAGTCGTCCGCCCTTGTGACGGATTTTTCCGCGGTGCTATCGAGCGATAATGAAATTGCGCCCGGCCAGCTTTTGACGGTGCCGTATGTAGATGTAACGGCGCCTTCGGATTCGGTTTCCGTAACAAGTGCATAATGCACATTCGAAAGACCGAATTTGACTTTGTTCTTTGTATCAGGCATTTTATAAAACCTCCTACTTTAGTTTCTGCGTGAATTTCTTCACTAATTCTTCTTGAACCCATGTATTCACCGGTTCAATGTGTTTAATCGGTTTCGCACGTCCTACAACGACACCATTCCGAACGATCGGGTGTCCGTGTTCGAGAAGATGTGTCAACGATCCGTCGGTCGCATTATACACGGTTCCGGCGAGCAACAAACGGTTTTTCTTATCGCGTTGATATCTCCACCCTTTTGCATAGCGGCCGCCGTTCTTTTTCTTTTTCGGACTTGTTGACTTCAGACGTTTGACCGCCTCTTTCCCGACCTCGTCCATCGACTCGGACAATGCCTCGGTGACATCGTCGCGCGTGAAGCTTTCAAGCGCGGCCCGGATCGCGTCGGTCAACTGTTCCGGGTGTCCGACCTGAATTCTGATATCATTGTTTGACATCCCGGATCACCGTCCTTTCACAAAAGGTCGAAACCGAATTCGACTTCCCAGACCTTTTCATCATCAAGATATGTTTCAGTTCTGGTCCATCCGACCCCGATCTCGGACAAAAGATCCTTGATCGGTTGTTCTAGTGCCGGATCGATATCGAAACAATAAAGCGTCAATGTGACCTCGTCTTTTTCGACATACACGTGATTGTCGGCAGCTACATTGTCGGGTTGTGAAGAATTGATGATCAGAAACGGAACCGTTCGACCGATCTTCGCGTGATCGCGATCAATGGTCATATTTATTCGTTCCTTGATCAATACGATCAGATCAGTTTGATTCATTTCTTTGTCCCTCTTTTCCTTTTCGGCTTTTCGGGTTCTTCCGGGTCATTTTCGACCGGGACGACATATTGATTCGGTGTGTCTAGTTCAACAATCGTTCCGATTTTCTTTATCCCATCGCGCCCGAAATAGGGTTTGATCACTCGATATTTCTTCATAGTTCCTCCGATTCAGTTCAGGCCGACCGCCTGTTCGCAATATAGTTCGAGTTCGTCCGGACTTGATTCGTATGTCCGATAGACTTTCAAATGGACCGTTTTCTGATCCCTTGTGATCTCGATCTCGGTTTGTCCGGAATAGTCCGCCGGATGAATGATGAATTCATATTCCGGCTTGATTCCTAATTGCCCGGCCGCGAAGAATTCAGAACGCGACACCGGGATTTCCGTCGCAAGGACGGAAACCCGGACATCGCGCGTGATATCTTGTGCCAGTGCATCCTGACCGGTGACTTCTTTCGAGATCAGAACGATTTCGCAATCAATCATCGGTCGTCACCTCCGCGGACTTGCGTTCTTTACCGAATAGACGGTTATTGATCCGCCAACGTAATGACCGCGACATTCCCGATTGCGGATTATCTCCGCGGCGCGCTAACCATTTTTCGCGCGCATAATCGACCAGAAGTTCGCCGTCATCCGCGTTTTCGAGATCGAGGACAACGCCTTCTCTTTCGATTTCTTTTTTCGCGACATTCAAAAGCGATGTCAGGCGCGAATCATACGCGGTCGAATGAAGAATTCCGAGATCGATTTTCAGTTTCTGAAGTAGTTCGTTCATGTCGGATCATCCTTTCGTCAAGAATTCAAAACCGTGAGATCGGAAAGATCATAATCGGTCGTCTTTGTCAGATGACCGTCCGTGATCACAACGCGGAATTTCTGCGTTGCTTTGTTTGTGATCTTGAAAACACCATTCATGTCAGGATCGCCGATGATCTCAACGAGGCCGGATCCTTCAGACGGATTCATGCCGACCTTGATCGAGGTCGCGCGGGAATCCAGTTCGGAGAATTTGAGTGCGAGGAAATTTCCGGCGCCCCAATAACTAGCGATCGGACCATCATCGAGATATTTCAATGTTCCGGTGATCTTGTTTCCGGTAATCGCGACGTCAGCCGCCTGGATGTCAGACACTGGCGTTTCGAAAATTAGGCTTGACTGCTTTTCCGGTGCAAGCGTCAAGCCTCGGAAGGGTTTGCAAAATCAACGGATGTTGTCGGACTTGTGTTGTTGATACCGATAACGGCGAATGCCTTTGTTACCGCCGGCTTGCCGTCGTAACGAGCGCGGCCGCGGATCACTGTCTGATCCTGAAGGAAACGAACGTGTTCGGATGTGTCGATCGTCATGCCCTTACGTTCACCGAGGACATAGAGTTCGAAGAAACCGACAACGAGATTGTCATTCGGAATGAAATTCAGGACTTCAAGATCACCACCGGCAACCGGCATTGTTCCATTCACGGAAGAAACGAGAACGCCGGCGGCATTGAATTCGATTCCCTCGGCCTGAATGTCAATATATGTGTTATCGTTGAGAACCCATGTTTTCGGACCGCGTGCATAGATGTTTGTGATCGTCTTTGTCGCCTTGATCAGGGCCTTGAAAAGATCCTTTCCGGTAGAGGATGCGGACGCGATTGTGATCTCGTTAGAAACTGAAAGGGTTGCATCTGCATGAATTGCGGTGACGACACCGGTCGGCATCTTTACGCCTGTTCCGTAGATGATCGCCTTGTCGAGTGCGAGGCCGATTCCCTGAAGGATAGACACGGAAATCTCATCCAAAAGATCGATGTCGGAATCCTCGATCATCGCGTTGCAAAGAGGAATAAATCCGGCAACCTTATAACAATCGATGTCAACCTTTGTCAGTGCCTTTTCGAGTTCATAGATCGGATCGCAGCATTCCTCCCAGAATGCTTCCGCGGACTTGCCCATAACGATGACTCGGCCATCGCCGGAAAGAGAAACAACTCTACAATGCTTATAGAGTTTCGAATACTCGATCAGATCCTCGCGGATAACATCAACGATAACGCGCGGGATTGTGTACTGACCGCCGGTGAGTGCGCGCTTTTCTGCGACCGCGGTTCTGACCTCGGTCAGGAATGCCTTGACATCGTCGCGGTTGACCATTTCCTCACGCTCAACGATTGTCATCTGTCTGATTGCTCTTGTTTTGAACATAGTTCTTTTACCTCCTGATTTCTTCTTTGTGGTTTTTGCAGGTTTTTCGGGTTCGACGTCCGCATTTTCCGGCGGCGGCGGAACCGTTCTGTTTTGGGCGTCCTCGATCTCGGTCAGCTCGCGTTCCATTTCGGCGACCTCGGTTTCGATGTCGCTGATCTGGTTCTCGGTTGCCTGAACATCATCGTCAAACGCCTTTTTGTCGGAATCATACTGATCGGCCGCATCTTCTACGGCGGATCTTTCCTCATCGGTCGAAGCCTCATCCACGGATGCGACGATTTCCGCCTCGCGCTTTTCGAGTTCGGCGCGGATCTGGTCGAATCCGGAACGCTTTTTCATCAGATCATCAAGAATCTTTTTCTGATCCGTGATCTTCTTCCGAAGAATGATCGTTCTGATTGCCA